ATCTCGTGGGACAGCCACAGGGCGCCCTCGATGTCCTCCAGCGCCCCGCCCCAGCCCAGTACCGCGGCGTTGGCTGAAGTCTGGTACTCGACCACGACCGTGTCCTGGTCGCTGATGTCGCCGGCCGCGATCCGTCCAACCGTTCCGTTGGCCGCGGTCCCGCTCCAGTCCGTGCCTTTCGTATACCCGTCAGGCCCGTTGGAATAGTCAGACTTGTAGACGATGATGTTGGCGCTATCGAACGCCGCGCCGTCCAGCGTAGTGAACGCCGTCCCGCTGAGCGTCACATCCTGCTTGTACCTGAACACGTGGGAGGTGGTCGCGGTGTAGATGTCCCCCGACAACGTGGTCCTCGCGCTCCTGCTCGATGCCCGGTTGAGGAGCTGCCGCAGCTGCGTCAACTTCAGGTCCGCGACTGCCAGCGTTACCTCGAGCCCCGTGAACGTCCGGTACCCTGCTATGTCCACGCCGAAAAAATCCGCGCGCTGTGAAACGTCTTCCCGCGTGTACTTGATCGGCGTGCCGACTCTGACGCCGTTGAAATACGCGATCGTCGGCCCGATCGGAAATGTCTTCGCAAAATCTTGACTCATGAGAGTATCCCCCTCGCAGTGAGCATGGTAAACGTGGCCATAAGTCCCCGCGCTCCGACTTCCTCGTCAAAGCGCTCTTCGCCCTCGTCCTCCAAACTCAGCCAGATACCGTCAGCACCTGCTTTCTGATGCCATATCTGGATGATCCGCAGGATGATGTCCTCGTAGGTCTCATCCTCCGTCCAAGCCGTAAACCGCACGGATGTCTGCCTCGACAATAGGTCCCGAGAGACCTCTCCGTCTGTCATCCGTGATCCGAACGCAAAAACCACCATCGGGAATACCGGTGTCCTCGGTGGCTCCCCGTAGTATGTCCTGTAAGGCGCTGCCGCCGGCGAACCCAGGAGCGCCAGGTATGCCGAATCCGCTACCAGAGCTGCATGGATGGTCGCCTTCGCCGTTGTCACGTCATCGCCCTCTTGACCATCAGTTTCATAACCGCGAACCACTCCAGCCGCGCAGCCACGAGCGCCGGCTCCATGAACGGATACGCCTTGCTCCTCGGCGTTCCGAACTCAACCGCCGCGGCGTAGTCGGTCACCGGTGTCCCTGCCAGAATCTCCGCCGCGAACACTCCGCCCTTCTCCACGATGTCGCCAGGCTTGATACTGTTCGTCAGACGAGAGCTGATGTCCTGATACCGATCGCGCTGCGCTCCGCCGACGTCAGGATGGTTCAGCCTCGCTCGCTTTACCACCATCACCTGCCCGATCTCGAACCCCGCCTTGATCGCTGGATCGAACTCGCTTTCCAGCCGCTTCAGGTTTGCTATCAGGTCGCCTTCCATGGTCCACTCCCGCGATCCCCGCCAGCAGACTGACTGACAGATGCTCGCCCTTATAGGTGATCACCGTATCGCCTCGCTTGATCGCCGCCTCAACGTGCCGCTTCGTCAGCTTCCCGGGTAGTCCGTTCATCAGTCCCTTCCCTTCACGAGCTTCAGCAGCAGCTTCGTGTGATCCGGATATGCAAATACCACACTCGCCTCGTAGTACTCCGCACTCCCTGCCGGAAACAAACGAGCGCCTACAGTCATCGTGACACTCGGCATGAAGTAGGCCTCCGCGTCATACTCGATGATCTGCCCGCGCTCGTCTCGCTTGTACTTCCCTCGGTGCGGCTGCATCAGCCCCGTCGCCGTCCGCGAAGCCGTGGCCGTCCATGACGATCTCCCGCCGTGTGACGAATATACAGGCCCCACGAACCGAATCTCAAAGACAGTCGGCTCCTCCGCGATCATCCATAGCGTGTCAGCCGTCCGCCCCATCTATCACCTCAGATCATCGCCGACGTTCTCTACCGTCTCTACCCCGAATTGATCCAGGGAAAATGCCACTCCCTGGATCTCCTCATACGGTTCGGATTCAAGCCGCGCAAGGTAGACCTTCTGCAAGTCGCCGAGCATCTTCAACGCCTCCGTCTTGTTGACGGTTTTGTCGCCGATTCGATACGTCGTATAGTTGCTCGAGTCGGCGAGTAGGGCGCTGATCTGCGCGTCAATCTGATCCAGTATCCCCTGCGCTGTTGCCACTGCTATCCTCCGAACCCTTCCGGCCTACGATCAACCAGCACCGGTGCTCCTGATCACGTAGCGGTTGCTCACCGCGCCGCAGCCGCCCATGAAACGAACGCGCCAGGCCAGGGCAACGTCACGGTTGAACTGCGCATCCGCGCCGGCTTTCATCTGCCGCACCTGAAGCGGGAACACCTGCGTGTAGACGAACTGCTTTTTGAACTCGCCGAACAGCCAATACAACGCGCTGAGCCCTGCATCCACCCACGGCGAAGAATGGGCAGTGAGCCCCTGCCAGATGTTGATCACTCCGGCATTTTTCTCGCTCACGAGTGACGCGCTGGACCCCACGAGCTTCTGCGCCGTCGCCCTCAGTGCCACGCCCACGAGGAGCGTGTCGGGATTCGCGGCGATGTAGCGGCCCTGCTCATCTGTCATGGCGCCGAGCTTGACCATGGCCGCGTCGATGTCCGTCTCGTCAGCCAGTGTTTCGGTGATGTTGTTGTCCAGCGTGCCCGAGGTGTACGGATCATTCGAGGTGTCGGAATACAGCGTGGTCGCCGTTCCCGCCGGCCGCCAGGATGCGTAGGCGCCCGTGGTGACAAGCCCGAGCACCGCGTCAAAGATGATTTCCTCTTGTTTTGATCGCGCCCGGCTCCCGATGTTGGCTGCCCTGCGTGCGAGCTGACCGGTCTGGTCAAACTTCACCGTCTCTTCGGTCAGCGAAATCATTCGGCCCCACTTGCGGTTTCGAATCTTGTGGTACTTCTCTCCCATCATGCCTTCGGGGTAGGGATTCCCGGGCTCGATTTCCATGAGCTCGTCATCCGCCGAAACACCCACGATGGTGTCATCCTTCTGCGCCGAGTCGATCACCTGCACGACTTGCATGCCGACGCCTGGATCCAGCATGTAGGCGTCCTGGACCACTTTGTTGATCAGCGATCCGGTGATGGTGGGAAAGAACGACGGCCCGGGAGCTTCTGCTATGTTCTCCTCGACAATCGTTCCAGCCTCGACGTCATTCCATTCCGTGAGGTGCGGCGAACCGCACGCCTCCCAGAGTCCCTTCAGGGACGCTTCCGCTACGGGGAATTTTCCGCTGCGAATGTCGTCCGTGATCTGCATCGCGAATCGCCGGTCACCTACTTCCGTCCGCAATTCGCCGAGTCGTTTGTAGTTCACGTTATCCTCCTCAACCCTGGTCGGTGATTTGCGCTTTGTACTTGGAAGACAGGAATCGCACGAGGCACACGCTCGCGGTTTCGTCCATCGATTCGCTGACGTATCCCACAACGTTCGTGGAGCTGACATTCAAATTCGTGCCTGCGGTTCCGTACACTGCCAGTGTCTCCGCGTCGCTGATCACGAGCGGCTGGCCGAATTTCAACTTTGCCGCACTCGAGATCGCGAACTCGAAGACTGTATCGCCGTCGAGCGGCAGGTACGAAAACTGCGTGGCCGTCGGGTCAGTGGCAGGCGAGGCGCCGATTGCCACGCCAAGCAGGGACGTCGCGTCCGTGGAGGCAGAAACAGCCTGCACCCGGCCGTTCGTCCCGACCACCTTAATCATCTCACCCGACTCGATTGCGACCGTTCCGGTTTTTTCGATCTTCCCCGGATTGTAGTCGCCCCATCGGTATCTGTAGACGTTGCTCATCGCGTCCCCTTATTCCTTGTACGCGGCCTGCATCGACTCTGCGACGACCTTGTCATCTTTCCCGTCGCCGCCCTTGCCAGCAGGTCCCATTCCCTTCACGCCCTTCTGGGCGCCCTCGATCAATTCCTTGCGCTCGTCGATACGCGCCTTGATCTTCGCGTCGTCTTCCGCCGTGTCAAGCGATTCCCGAAATACATCGGTGATCGCTTCTTTCGGCAGCTTACTATCCACGAGCAGCTTGTCGATCTTCGCTTTCTTCGCGGCCGTCGCTTCCCTCACCTGGGTCTCATCGTTCGTCTTCTTCAGCGCCGCGTTCTCCACGGTCAGAGCGTCGATCTTCCGCTTCTGCTCATCGGCGTCGCTCTTGGATGCCAGTCCTTCACGAACCTGCGCACCCACGCTCTCGATGATGTCCGGCCGCTCCGCTCTGAGCTCTTCCACCGTCAGTTTCGCAAAGTCCATCGCATCCCCTTCGTCGCCTTTCTCTGCCTGTTGTGACTCAAACAGATTGCGTGTCGCCGCCGATTCTGTGACCAGATCAACGCTCGGCATCGCGATCATCCGCTCTACGAATTCCCGTTTCGCTTGATTGTCGAAGACTTTCGTCCCCTCGCCGAAAATGGACATACCAACTTTGTCCGGCATCTGAGTGACGACCGCCTCCGTCCATGACTGCATCGGATCCGCAGCTAGGTAGTGCAGGTCCGCTACCACCCGGCCCTTGTCAGCCTCAAAGCGTGCATTCTCGAACGAACCTATCAGGTCCTCGCCGCGCCTCACGTCGCCGCGCTTCGCCCCCGCAATATCGTGATTGCGGAATACCTTGACTCCCTCGGCGAGCCGCGCCACGTCCTGCATCGCCGCATCCTTGTAGGTGCGCCCGGTGCCGCCCTTGACTGTGCAGTTCGAACTCTCCCGCGTCAGGATCACAATATCCTTTACACGGTGCGCTTCCTTGTCCAGCGCCCCTGCTCCAACTTCGGCCGTCACGTAGGATTCGAATATCTCCACATTGTGCTCCTCGCGGTTCGCCTTCGCCTCAGCATACTCGCCAACAGCGTATTTACGCAAGAGGCGCTTGATTTTCAATCGGATCTCTCTCGGTAGGCGCATCGGCGTGCCGGTCCTCGCTCCCCCGACCGCCGCTGCAATTGCTCGCAAGGCCCCCATGCTGACCGGCCCCTCTCGCTTGTACCGCCCCGTCTCCGGGTCTATTCCGCCGGCGCCCTCCCGGTAGGGTAGGTGCCAGGTCCCCCGTCGTTTCGGATCCTCAACCCACAGGTAGCAGACTGCCGGGAGCAGCGCCTTGTCAACGTCCGCCCATGGCTGCGTTGATCCGCCGGCGCCGGATTGCTCGAAGAGCAGGTATCGCGCAGACTGCTCGATGATAGCGCCTTCGCGCTCGATCATCACCGCCGCCAGTTGGCACTGTGTCTGCTCGTCCACGCTCCCCTCCGCTGCTTACCACTGCAACTTGTAGTGACCGTCTTTCACGATGATCCTGTCCCCAAACCCGATCGTCTGGCCGTGCGCGTTCGTTGCCGCCGTCCCGTAGCTCTCCATGTGCCGCATGAACAGGTCAACTCCCGTTCTCGTGTTCTCCCGCCGTGTCGCCCGCAGCGCCTCTTTTTCCTTCGGCTTCAGCCGTCTCGTCTTCTCGATGGATCTCCCGGTGGCGTCCTTATCCAACGACACCACTTTGTGCGGCTGAGGATACTGGCCGAACTTCATCGCCAGATATGCGCCGGCCTCCCGCGGCATCACTCCGCCTGCCCGGTCGATCAGTTTGTCGATCTCCGCCCGGATCGCGTCATTCAGCCGAGTCCCGAGCGGCTTGCGCTTGTCTGCCGGCGTGATGTCGACCTCTTCAATCACCGCCTCGTCAACGTCCGTTTCCGCCACTTCTGCCAAATCACCCATGCCGTCCTCCTCCCATCAAGTCCTTCCAAGCTATCACTCTGTAGCCTCCGCGTCAAGATTCAACTTTTTGCGAACTCTGAACGCCGCTCTACGGCTGCGCCAGATACGCCGGGTCCACCACCGGGTCGAGGTAGCAAATGCAGTGCGGATGCGCCGAATCCGGAACCGTCTCGACTCGATAGACTCCAGGCCCCAGGTCGTCAACGTCCTGCGTTGCGTACAAATCACAGATGTCGATCTCCGGATGGCTAAGACTTAGCACCCAGCGCAGACCGAGCATCCACGGTTTCTCTCTGAACCACATCGCCATACCCATCCGATATGCCCGGTTCGTTTCGGTCCTCAGAACGCGCTGCACGTTCTTGTAGGCGCTCCGGTACTTCCCGCGCCCCGGTGGATTGTCCTTGAAGAACTGCCGCCAGACCTTGTACCGCATGTCCACGTGGGAATCGACCAGGAACGCCTTGAGCTGCCGGTAGAGCTCGGCCTTCGACGTCCCCCCGGTCATCGCCTCGCCGATGTAGCCGCGCATCGCCTGTAGTGATGTCTCGAGGTGCTGCCAGATTCTCGCGCTCAGCTCAACCCCGTCGACGCCGTACTGGAGCACTCCGACTGCCGCGTCCCATATCCGGTGGTAGCTCCCCCGGGAAGTCACGCTCATCCCCGTCGGGAGAAATCGGCCGAGTGGCCCCAGCGCAGCCTCCACCGCTGCCGTCGACGCACGCACCACCGACTCTTGCGCTCCCCGCGTCAAGGCGTAGGTGCGATTCGCCAGTCTACTCATTTCCATTTCAAGACTGTCTGCAATCGCCTCCAGCGCAAACGTGCTCACATCCAAAGTGATGCTGTT